ACCAGCAATGGCAGTAATACGATTGCTGCTAACCCCGCCAAAAATAGACCCACTAATGAGTCCATTAAATACATAGGATCCCGTATCAATGAATCTTTCAGTCTCATCAATGTCTGACGCAATTTGCGTATATTCATCTCCTATCTCTTTTACTATTTCTTTTAAAAAATCCATACCAATTTTACTTTCCTACAGTATAGCATCAAATCAATCAAAAAACAAACTTAATGTAAATCTAAACTTTGGTGCTTTTACTGATTGTGGTCGAATAGCATGAGGTATAGATCCATCAAATAAAATTATCCTACCTGGTATGAACAATGATGTGAAGATTATTTCACTTAAATTATTAGGATTATAAAACAAAGTTTCACCATGCCATCCATCTCTCCAATCTAAATTTACATAATATAAACAAACTTGTTGAGTTCCATGTACGTGCAAATAATGCACATCATCGGGTCTTACTAGATTGCAGACTATTTTAGACAATTTATTATTTGTAAACCAATCAGTTTCATCAATACATTTTTTAAAATATGGTAACATATTTGTTGATTCTAATTCGTCTGTAGACCAATGACTATGAATATTCAAATCATATTTTTCTGGCACATCAGTATCTTCCCAACCAAGTCTATAAGTTGAGTCAATACAAAAATTCCACAATTTATCCCTTACAAGAAATGGAACTTTATCATCAAAAACGTTCAAATGACTCATCTAATCTTTTAATAAAAGTTTCCAAGCTACTGTTTTACGTAAACCTGTAAACGCTCTGGATATTGGTTCTGCTCTATGAGGAATAATACCAGGAAATATTACAAGTGAATTTGGAATAAATTCATTATAATGATATTTACCATTAAAGTCAAATACAGTTTTACCACCCCACTCTTGTTTCCAAGTATCGTTTGCATATAAAAGAACTGTCCTTCCTGTATTATCATCCCAATCAATATGAAAGAGACCAGAGGTTCCGTATGTATGACCGTTACAATAACATCGAGTTATAAAAAAATCTTGATTAGTTTTCTTCTTAATTATATTAAAAAGATAACCTGTAAAAAAGTATTCTTCTATTAAATCCATTTTCCAGAATGGTGTATTAAATTCTGGTTTATCTGGATGACCATCATTTAAAGAACCGTGACCCCATTTCCACGCAGGTCTATCTAAATAATCTGAAATTGCTTTGAAATCTTCAGGTTCAAAAAAATCATGATATGTAACAATATCACTCTCAGCAAAATCATTCATTATATTATCATACCTTTCTGCTCTCTTAATATTTTCTTATAAGGACCGTCAGGATATAATTCTCTAACCTGTTTTACTTCCTTAAGTTTATGATATAGTCTAGCGTCTCCTCCAAGTGCTAGTGCGTTAACAATAACTTCTAAATCTTTATCGTCGATTGGTAAATCCATTAGGTAAAAAATAGTTCTAAGTTTACAGTCTTTTCAACATTCCATCCAATTGCATCAAGGATTGCCTTGAGTGGTTCCACAAAACTTTTTTCAAACTGTAGATCGTAATCTACATACTTCTCAAGGTCAAGTTCTTTGGGAAAATCTTGAATGAAAGAAATAACATTCTCCTGTATGATATTGGGTTTCTTAAGATAACAAAATTTAATCTTCTCACCATTTTGAATTAAAGAATACTTGTTAGTAAGTTTCTTTTTATTCACATAGTGATTGAATAGTAAAGCACCACGACAATGTATTGGTGTGCCTTTCACATATATTGTAGTGTAAGAATAATACTTCTTCACATCAGAAACAGTTCTCGGAAAAGAGATATCTTCTGGAGGTAGGGATTTGAATTCTTTTCTTGACTTATCAATAAAGTCAATCACATCTTCCTCAGTTCCATTCATCATCAGTTTCAACGCATCCTTAATCATTTTACGACAGGGTGCAGGGGTCGAAGACTTTACAGCTTCGATTCCCATCATCTTCAGTTTTGGTTCTTCATATCTAACACCTTCACTATCCCACACGTTTAGTATATATCTCTTCTTTGCTGTCCATATTCCACGTTCCGCAATATTTTCACGTTTCATGAACATCTTTTGATCATATGCGTTTACGTACGTGGCCAACGCTTCGTAAGAACTTTCAATATACTTTTCAAATTCCACCTCACAGATCTTATTAAGGAACGACACAATGCCTTGATTAGTCGCTTCTCTCCCCTTGTATACAGTTTCGACCAAAGGACCCAAATTGAGATAAATGGAATCGGTATCAGAAGCAATAACATAGTCCTCACCCTCAGTTTTTAGTATTTTGTTTAAGTATCTATTCATTCTGTCTTCAATCCAACGGATTGATACTTGTCCAGATAATGTGATGGCTTCTGCGTTTGCAAGTTTATAATAACGGAAATATTGATTACCAATAGCACCATAAGCAGAGTTAAGTTGGATTTTCCGTGCCATTTGGATATTGTTGCACCTGGCGATCTCCTTTTCCAAATCTTTCGTTTTTGTTTTTTCATACTGTTGCTTTGCCTCCAACATTTTCTTTTTGTATATGGTTCGATCTTCATAGATCTTTTCCATCAGTTCTGGTAAGAAACCACGAACATCCTTTCGATATTGTGCACCATTAGCACATACTGCATACTCTCCTTCTATCACTTCATCTTCAGATAAAATTCTATCAACTGTGACCGTTGGATGTCTCGTATCGACAAGGGTTTCTGGGGAAATATTATATTGCATAATAAGGTGAGGATACAGACTATTAAGGTCAAAAGAGACCACCCAATCATACTTTCCAGGTATCGGTTCTTTAACATAAGCACCTGCATATTTTTCAGTTTTATCAGATCTCTCTTTGGGGGGAATCACAATATTCCTCTTCTTGAGATAGTTGTAGATAATTGTATCCCACATGCGAACTTGTGAGAATACATCTGCATAGTTTGCCTTAGCATCATAAGCCATAACTATCGCTAATTCAATCAACTTCATCTTATCTTCCAGACGGTCAACAAGTTCAACGTCAATAATATTGTATTCTACAAACTTCTGCCAACCCTGTGTATAGAAATCTTTGAATGTATCAAACTCACTGTGATCTAACTTCTTTTGCCCTAATTCAACAAATGCTATATGGTCTAAACGATATGACTCTTGTGCTTTGTAAGTAAACTTCTTATACAAATTAAGATAATCAAGTTGAGTTACACCACCAACATCATATGTAATATGCTTACGACCTGCAATCCAAATTTCATCCTCAGTTACTAATCCCCAAGGAGAGAATCTTTTCTTCAACTTGTCTCCAAGAACTCGATCCAATCTACGAGTTAGATATGGAATATCATATAACTCTATGTTCCAACCTGTAATAACTTCTGGTGTATTTTCTTCTATCATCCACCAGTTTATAAAATCATTTAACAGTTCATATTCACTATTAAAACCTTTGTATATTACATTCTCTTGTTTGTTATTAAATTGACCTTGACCCCAAGTGCGAATTTGTTTTGTATTATAATCCTGTATTGATATGAGTAATATTTCTTGAGAAGCAGACTCTACATCAGGGAAACCATTTTCAGACTTCACCTCTATGTCTAATGTAGTAATCTTGATCTTACTTACGTCAAATTTTATCTCTTCCTCTGGATACTTCTCGGAAATATATTGGTAGATATATCTATCATTACCATAGATTTTAAAGTTCTCAACCTCACTATATTTTCTAATAAATTCTCTACAATCTCTCACCGTGCCAGGATCCACCGACTCCACAAATTCACCTTCAAGTGTTTTATATTTTGTTTTTCTTTTAGATGGAACAAAAAGGGTTGGATAAAACTTCTCTCTGATTGCGAAATGTTTTCCATTTTCGTAACCACGAACTAAGAAGTTGTCTCCAACCATCTGAACGTTAGTATAGAATCTCATTACTTACTTAACTCTTTATACCTAGCAATTACTTCTTCTGTAGGATCAGCAATGGTAAGAATACTATCCGATCTTATCATAAGTTCTTTTTGATTCGTTGCTTTTGGCCAAGGTTTCATATCATCAATACTTTCAAATAAGTATGGTTTAATTAATTTACAATCGGGTTCACCTATCTCTGCACCTACTTCTTCAACCTCACTTATAATAACATTATCTACGTCTAATAGTAGACACTTAATTGGATTCGTCATTTATCTTCTCCTGATACATTTCTACAACAGATTCTATTGGATTTACTATAGTTATAACCCATTCTTTTGGAATCGTCACCACTTTGTCTTCAGTCAAAAGTATCCAAGGTGCAAGTGTAATCTCAACATTCCTTTGTTCATCAACATTTTCAGTTAAGACAAGAGGTTTGTTTGCTGATACTTTATGTGGTTGTGTAAGAAGATAACCATAAACTTTATCAACTATAGGAACATCATCTTTACGACGAAGTTCTTTTGTATCGGCAAGAACCTGCTCTCCAGATTTTAATAACAATAACTTAATAGACATTTTTCATATTTATTTTAGTGGTAGATTCCTATAGCCGCTTATGCTGAACCTACCAAAGGGCATAACCGCAGCCAGTATTTCTCTGACGATTATATTATAGCACAACTTCTCCAATTGTCCAAGACTTATATCCAATAGATTTAATTGTATCATGTGCATCATACTCTGCTTCTTTAGGGATCACTACACAGTAACCTATACCTAGATTGAATACCTTCTTCATCTCTTCCTCTGGTATCTCTCCTGATAGCATTATTCTCTTAAAAACATTTGGTAATTCCCAAGAGTTGTAATCAACATGTGGTCTCAAACCCTTTGGAAAACAACGTGGTAGGTTTTCTGGTATACCTCCACCAGTTATGTTCGCCATACCTAACACAGGAACCTCATTCATCAATTGTTCGACCAAGGATGTATAGATGTAAGTAGGTGTAAGTAGATCTCTGGTTGCCTTCATTTTCTTCTGTCTGATTAAATGATTAATCAAACTATAACCGTTACTATGAATACCACTACTTTCAATTCCGATTATAATGTCCCCCTCTTTGATCAACTTACCATCAACCACATCATACTCTTCTACAATACCTGTAGAAAATCCAGCAAGATCAATATCAAAAGTCATAGGATGTTCAGCAGTTTCACCACCAATTAATTCAACACCTGCCAGTTCACATCCTTTGATGATACCTGTCATGATATCGTCTAATTTAGGATT